TAAAATCCAAAGTGATGCCTGAATACATTGAAGAATTTATTGATAATGGTTTGAAATTAATTCTTCAGGGTAAAGGAAAGGAATTTGTTGAATATTATCAAAGCTATGCAGAGGATATTCGCTACATGAGAATTCCATTGAAAAAAATAGCAAGCAAAAGTAAGGTAAAGGTTACAATTAGCAACTACAAGAAAAGAGGCAAAGATAAAAATGGTAGGGATAAAGGAATGCAAGCGCATATGGAGTTACTGATTGAAAAAAGAAATGCAATTGCTGAAAAACTTTTCGAAGAACACAAGCACGAATTTAATTTAACTAAATCTAAAGAAAATCTTACGATTGATGATAAGATGAAATTCGTGATAAATTATATGCCACAAGAACCTGAATTGGATAGTGTGGTATATTATGTGAATACTGGTTATAGAAAATCACATGGCGATTCTCGTAAAATTACTGATAAGACAACTGGAAAAGAAAGATTTTGCGCCACACTTATTGATAACGAAGACCTTATCAATAATCCGAATATGACTGGTGAATATAATTATGAAAAATATTTGGACGCATTTAACAGTAGAGTAGAGGCACTTCTTGTTGGATATGACCCAGAAATTAGGAATAAAATTCTTGTCACAATAGATAAGAATGGTGATTTGGTGAAAAACGAATTTCCATCATATCAATTGGAATTGAAAAATTTTGATTTGGATGATTATGATGAATCAATGCATCTTGAAAAACTTGAAGCTGATTTTTGGAACAAGACTGGCTATGACCCAAGACTGGTTTGGAGTGGCTTTAAATTAAATGAAAGCAATAAAGTATATTACGAAATATATCAAAATGCATTAGATTATTTAAATGATTTAATGACAAAGAGCAATAAGCCACGAATTAAATCAATTAATTCAGATTATGGTGAGGGTGATTTGGTTTTGGTTAAAGATGGTAGCGAATATCATGTTGGAGCGTTCAATGGCGTTTATATTCAAATTGTTAGAACAAATGTTCAAGTTCCTAAAAGTGAAATTGAATTGGAATTGGACAGGCGAAGAGAGGAAGAAGCACAAAAGTTAAAAGATTTGGAAGCATCATCATTAACCACTAAAACAGATAAAGATTTATATTTAGAAGCACTCAGCAGAAGAAGAGAAATATATTTTGAAGACTTTAAAAAGCAATTTAAGATTCCAGCAGATAGAACAATGGAATCATTGTTTGCTGAAGTTGAGGAAGCAGGTAAAACATTTGAATTATACGTCACAAATCGTGAAATTGAGTTGGAAGAAAATGAAGCTGCAGAAAATATGGATGGTTATGATAGTAGCTTTGTTGATGATTCTGACTGAGATTAATTGATAGTATTAAGTATTTATATGAAAATATACTATCATGAAATTGACTAAAAAAGAGTTGTATGAAATCATTGATACCAATGGTGAGTTAATAGGAAGCGATGATATTCCAAAATCAGGCAGTGATTTAGAAACTCAAGCTAACAATACAACAGATTATAATGCTAAAATAGGCATGCAGCCATTTAGGTATGACATGCTTGGTCGCTTTGGCTTTACATTATTGCCATTTTTTGAGGGCAAAGAAAATCAAGGTCAGACAGAATTACTTAACGATTTAGCTAAGTTAATGTACGATAAGTACATGGAAACATTGGAATATTACTACAGAAATCCTAATAAATTAAAATCAGATTTCAGAATGCATTCTGAACATGATTTTGAAACCCAACCTGAAGATAGAAAAAAAATAGATTTCGATTGGGCAAAAAAAGTCATTAAATTAATTCAACCACATTTTGAAAAATCATTTAAAGAACCTGAACAGCTTGATGAAAATGCGGTTGTTGAAGATAAAATGCTTGACAAAAAGGGTGAAGATGAAATTTCAAAAAAAGGTGAAGATAAGGAAGTTAAAGACAAGCAAGTTGAAAAAATTGCTGGGTTAATTAGTAAAAAATTCGATAAACAAGATATTGACAAATTAATAACCCTATTGGAAAGAAAAGCATAATGGCTAATTCAGAATTATACGGTAAAACATTTAGGATACATCCAGAAATAGTGAAGCATATTCAAGCTGCATTAGTGTCTAATCCAACTGGAGAGGGTGTTAAAAGAGCAAAATTCATTGTTAAAAATGGTGCTCTTAGTTATCAGGAATTGAAAGGTTTAAAACATTTCTTCGATACATTTAATCCCCAGACAAATAGCAGGGTACAATATGAACTTGCGGGTGGAGATTTAATGAAATCAGAAGTTGAGAAAATACTGGCAAGAGAAAGAAGTGCCGTGAAAAGAGGTAATGAAATTAAGCAAGATATGAATGTTGATGTTAATCTTGGTACTAAACCGTATCAAACACCAAGACTGAATGAAGAAAAGAAAAAAGATGAATTGACAAAAAACGCTGTGGCAATAATTGTCAATGATGATAATAAGATTTTATTGCTAAAACGTTCTGACGACCCGAAGATTTGGCAACCAAGCAAATGGGCACTGGTTGGTGGTGGAATTGAAAAGGGAGAAAAGCCAGATGAAGCGGTTAAGAGAGAAATTAAAGAAGAAACTGAATTAGAAATCGATAAATTTATAAAAACATTTTCAATTCAAAGACATAAGAATAGCATTGAGCATGTATTTGCTTGCAGATATTCAGGTGACCCCACTGATGTTACATTGAATGATGAGAATACAAAATATGGTTGGTATGATACAAAAGAAATTGATTTTTTGGATACAGTACCACATCTTATGGAATATATAGTACTTGCTTTTAAAAATTATGATGAGTAGGTATTTATTATAAATAACAAGAAAAACTAAAAATACAATCAAATGAGTAGATTAGAAGGCATTAGCTTACCATTCAGAAAAAAACTTGTCGCAAAAAACGAATATGACGAAAATGATAAGTATGAAGTTGGACACCCAAATGCATTGTCAACAGGCGATGAAAAAGGTAAAGGTGTTGTAAACGAACAAGTTGGTGGAGCAACAGATATTAAATCAAGAGAATTCTTGATGGCAAAAAACAGATATAACAGAAACAGGGAGTATAATGATGCTACTGCATAATGTTGAATGAGATTAAAATATTTTTTAATAACGTTAAGAATTTTCGTCATTTACTGACTGAAGGCGTTGATGATAAAACACTTGTAGATGCCATAAACAATTACAGGTATTTACATGTTTATTATGACGGTGATGATAGCAATGCGAGAGGCTGGCGTGTGGTAAGACCATATCGCTTGGGCACGCTTGTGCTGAGTCCAAAAACCGAAAGTCCGAATAATGGCGCATTGGCATTAAGGGTATGGCAAGAAGCTGGCGATAGTGAATCACAAAGATTTGGAGATAGTAAAGGAAGACGCAGGGACGAACATGAATACTGGTCTTCTGAAGGTGGAGAAGCTGGTTGGAGATTATTTCTCGTTCATAATATAACACAGGCATATCCAACTGGAAAAAGATTTGTTGATAATAATGGAAATCCACTAATACCGCCAAAATATAAAGCAAATAGTGATAAGTTTATACCAACAGCAGTGGCTTGGGTGTCACTGAGCAAAGCACCCGAAAAGAAACCTTTAGGTACTGTTGTTGCACCAGCAATCATGACAAAGGGAGAAGAAGAGCCAATAATTGCAAAAGGCAGATTAACTAAGGATATTGTCAGAGGTTTGTATAACTATGCAATGAACATACGTAAAGAAAAGGTAAATAGTTTTATTGTTACAATTGATAATTTGGGAAATTATCGCTTACGTAAAGCAACAAGAAAAAGTTTGCCAAAGAATGAAAAACTTGTTGGTGATTTGGGTGCATTGTATTATAAATATGTTAAACCACCTAAAACTACCGACCCTGCAGCAGATAGATTCATTGAAAAAGAAAAACAAAAAACATTAAAAGACTTGCAGGTACAGAAAGTTAAAGAAAATATTAAAAATTCTCCTGTTGAAAGAAAGACTTTTTTCAAATAAGGAAGTATTTATAAAAAAGTATAAAAATTTATAAAATGGCAAAAGCTGATTTAAATAAACTTAAAGCAGAAATTGAAACTCGTAAAAAAGAGAAAAACGTAGTACCATCAAATCTTGGAGAAAGTGTTGGTAGTGGCGTTGCTCCAAGAGATGTATTTTTAAATGGATTGTTAACATCATTAACAACTGGTAGGGAAACAGCTTCTACTAATTTGGTGAAAATTGTTGAAAATAAGGTGGCACAGAAAAAGGGAGAAGTAGGTAAAATGCGTGTTAATGAAACAGTTACTGCTCCACAAGAACGTCAACCAATACCAATGCCAACTGTGGATAGGGCAGATATGTCTCCTGAAAGAGATGAACAATTATTCCGTGACTTGGAAACTAAAAGAAAGCAAACTTTAGCTGAATCAATGTCTGAATACATACAAGCACCTGCAGTTGGTGCACCAATGAGAAATCAGCCACCACAACAGCAACAAGCACCAATGAATTTAAATGAACAGTATCTTGCAGAAAATGTTAAGAAAATTGTTAATAATTATTTGGCAGAAAGTTTAAGTCCAATATTTGAAGGTGCAATAAAAGATACAATACTTGAGATGTATGCTGTTGACAGAATTAAAGAGGTGTTGAGTGAAGTATTGAATAAAGATACTGTTAAGCCATTAGTTTACGAAGTGATTCGAGAAATTCAAGCAAAATCAAAGCAAAATAAAGCGCAATAAGAATTGCGCTTTTTTTATGGTTAATTCTGTATTTATGAATATACTATATTTCGAGTCATGACATATGATGAATTTTTAAATTTCTTGGATAGCTTTGAAGAAATTAAATCCTTTGCTGGTAAGATAAATGCAGCCAATCAAAATTTACAGAGAATTGGTTCTGGTAGTGGCAGAGCCGTTTATGATATTGATGGGACTAAAGTATTGAAAGTTGCAAAAAATCAGAAAGGTGTTGCACAAAATGAAGTCGAAGCAAGTATTGGACATTATGCCGAAAATGAGCATATTTTAACAAAAGTTTTTGAATCAGCCAATGATGATACATGGTTGGTTGCAGAAAAGGCAAAAAAAGTTGGCGAAAAACGTATTAAAGAACTCACAGGCATTCCAAGTCTTAGCGACCTTAACATGTATTTAAAAAATCATGATGCAGAAAGTCATGGACAAAGGCGAATATTTGGAATAGATGATGAAATTAAAGAACAATTAGATGAAAACGAATTTATACAGGAGTTATTATATTTTGCTGCAAATTATTCGCAGCATACTGGCGATTGGAGCAGACCAAGTAGCTATGGTGAAGTATTGCGTGATGGACAGCCAACCATTGTTTTAACAGATTATGGTTTAAATGATGAGGTGTATGGTACATATTATGATTGGCAGAGAAAGCAACAGCAACGACCATACAGGATATATGAATTCATTGGAAACGATGGCGGAAATGATGATTTTCTTTCAGATATTGGTGGGACAGATGAAGTGAGAATGGGATGGGCAATGCTTCCATATGGCGTTGATGATAATGTCATGAACGAAGTAGATGTACCACCAGTAAGAGAATATTCATTGGAGGATGCACAACATGCCAAAGAATTGGCTCAAATGCTAACTCAAAAAACTGGACTGCCAAAACCAATTTATATTTCAGGTGGCTCATTTGGATATGCATTTCGTCTTGGCAATGAAATGGTGTTAAAATTAACAACTAATTTATTGGAAGCAGAATCTTCATTGAAGGTACTCAAGCACGGTCCTCCGAAACATCTGGTTATTATTTATGATGTTTATAAAATAGTCGATACTGAGACAAATAATTCATTATTCGCAATTATTCAAGAATATATACCCGATAGACCAACAAGTTTGTTTAGTAAATATAATAACATAATTGATAAAATAAGTCCATTCGGATTGGATAGTTTTGAATTGATTAAAAAGATACGTAGGGGTAATGATTATAATGAAATCATTCAGCTTGCTAAAGGTATTTTAACTGAAAATCCAGAATCGGGTGTAAGTGAAATTGATAGAACGTGGGCGTATGAATATATTGTTGGCATATTAGATATTAAAAAAGAATTAATTCAATTTAATATTAGGTCTGACGATTATACTAACCTAACTAACCTTGGATATAAAAATGGCGTGCTAAAATTTTTTGATATTGGTGGTATGCGTAAAACAGTTGAACCAGAAATGGCTGCAAATGATATAATATATTTACCTGAAGGCGAAGAAATTACTGAAGTTTATGAAAAATCTGTTGCAGATAGGATTGCTCAACAAATTTCACAAAAACTTGGATATAACCAGCCTCAATATATAGCAAGTGGTAATTTTGGTGCAGCGTATGATATTGGTGGTGGTAAAGTATTAAAAATAACTAAAGATAAGACAGAAGCTATTGAAAATTTAAAACTTATTGACAAACCATTAAAATATATTGCACAACCATATGAAGTATTCAAAGTCAATTCAAAATCTGGCGATGAAACTATACCAGAAACATATGTAATAATACTTGAAAAACTTGATACGGATAAAAATATAATAGACAATTTCAAAAGATTGGAATATGTATTCGGTTCAATTTTAAAAGTTAGGATTTATAGCGCAATTGAATCATATCTTGACACATATACTGAACCCCCAATAAATAAAGAAAAAATTGATAATTATTTAAAAAAGAATCCACGAGATGCAGAATTTTTCTATAGTTTGATGAGAATCAATGAAGAATTAAAAGAATATGATGTGGAAAGCAGAGATTTTATGTCACCAGAAAATCTTGGATACAAAAAAAGTGGTGCATTAGGATTCTTTGATGTTGGTTTTGGAAATGCACTTCAAAATCCTGTTGGTACAAAAGAAATTACCGTAGATGAAGACGGCTCATCAAAATTTTCAACAGATACTGCAATGGGTCAAGATGAATTTCCATCATATAATCAAAACGATACGTCACCATTAACAGATAATAACGTTCCACCAATTGATGAAGATTTGGAATATAATCATGTTGTTGGTGATGCAACTGAAGATGAATATATGATGACCGAAAGGAAATTATCATATATGCCAAATGCTAAAGCTGTTACCGTTAAGAAAAAATGTAGATTGGGTGGTTTGGGAAATACCAGTGTAGCTTGTAATCAGGGCGATATTAATAATTTGGAATTTAAAAATATAAATGAGGTCAAAGAAGATATTGCTGACGAAACATTTAAAGACTTGTTTAAGGGTAAAAGAGGTGTTGCTGTTGGAAAGGTAAGTAAAAATAATATTAGGCGTATTGAAAAAAATGGTTTTGGTATTTTTCTTTTACATCGAACTTCAAATGGTACGAATGAATGGATGGGAATTGTGTTTAAAAACGAAAAGAAAAATGTAGCTGAAAAATTATTAATGCTTGCAAAACAACGTGGTGGTTCATTAAAGCCGAGCAATGCAGAAGAAGCAAAATTAATATTTGGAATGCTTGATTTTAGTCAGCCAGCAATTGAAAAATATATTCAAAAGCATTTTAATTCGGTCAATGAAGACATAAAAAAAAAGTCCAATAAGACTTATTACCGTGCAGTAGAAAATAATGCAGGTAAGACTGTTAAATTTAAACCACAGGGTTTCTATGAGGCAATTGATGATGAAGGAAATCCAGTAATTAAATATGACACACATTGGATAAGTGATAAACCTGAAGTTGCTGCAAGTCATAGTGTGGGTGGTGCTGTGCTTGGATTATATTCTATGTTCAGACAGCACGGTAAATCTCCAAATATTTTTTATATTTACGGTATAAATGAAGAACCTGATGTTGATATTTCGCATTGGGATATGGGTGATTTTGCTTTGTTACAAGAAGTTAGATACAGAAGACCCGTGAGGGGTAAATATGTTGGCAAAGTAACAATTACCGATGAATTAAAAGAAAAATTGAATGCATATTATGAAATGATTAGTGGTGATGAATACGATACACCAATTTACGACCCAGAATATGAAAGACAAATGAAAATTGCTCAAAATACTGATTATGATGAACTTGTTGATAATATGAAATCAATGGTACATGAAAATATTGATTTAAAGAAATATGATGAACAATTTCCAATAATTATTGATGACGAAATTGAGGGGTTAACTATTAGGAATAGAATTCCCAATATGAGTTCAATTGAGGCATCTTTTAATGATTATGAAATATTAAATGGCATTAGAAAGGTATCGTTTTCAACATCATTTCCAGAATATACAAAAAATCCAAAGTCATATTCACATACTGAAGAAGAACGAATAATAAATTTGGCACAGGAAATTGTAGATAATAAAGAAATTAATCCACTAATTATCGCAATAGATGAGCAAGGTCCATATGTGCTCGAAGGTGGACATAGATTTGATGCTCTTAGAAAATTAGGAATAGATTCATTTCCCGCAATAATTGTTTTAGACTTAGATAGTATGAAAGATAAAACTAATTTGAATGAGGCGCAATTAATGTCACTTCAAGAACTTCCATTTAAAGATGAAGTATTGCAAAATGGTGGAAATATATATAGTGTTGGTGGTGCTGTGCGTGATGAATTTCTTGGAAAAGAAAGTAAGGATTTGGATGTTCTTATCACAGGCATTCCAATGGATGAACTTGAACAAATGCTTTCAAAGTATGGTCGTGTTGATGCTGTGGGTAAATCATTTGGTGTTTTGAAGTTCAGACCTAAAGGTGGCGAAGAAATAGATATTGCAATACCGAGAACTGAAAAGCCATCAGGTGAGGGTGGTCATAAAGGTTTTGATGTAACATCCGACCATGCATTACCAATTGAAAAGGATTTGGAACGCAGAGATTTTACCATTAATGCAATAGCTAAAGATGTTGAAGGAAATATTATTGACCCGTTTGGTGGACAAGAGGATTTAAAAAATAAGACTATTCGCATTGTTAATCCAGAAGCATTTAGCGATGACCCATTGCGTATGCTTCGTGCAGTTCAATTCGCAAGTCGTTTTGGCTTTAAAATTGAGCCTCGAACAATGAAAATGATTCAGAACAATGCCAGTCGTATTAAAGAAATACCTGCAGAAAGAATTTTGACAGAATTCGATAAAATTATCAAAAAGGGTGATATGTTGACAGGTGCTCAATTATTAAAAGACACTGGATTATTTACCCAAATATTTGGATTTGATATTAAACAATCAACAATTGATAGGAGTCCATTTGATGACGTAAAAACAATGGGTGAATTTATTTTCTTATTAACGAGATTATTATCAAATCCTGCTGAGTTTTATAAAAATAATTTAAAAGGTGATATTGATACATATAAAGAAATCAAAGCACTTGATATGGCATTTAATAGTGCTGAAGCAACAAACTTAATTGAAGCGAGAGCGGTTGCATCGAACATGTATTTGATATCACCACAATCACTTCAAAGCAATATTTTACCTGCAGTCATTAAAACAGCAGCACAAGAATTATTACAAGGTAAATATCCAAAAACCGTTAACGATTTGGCGATTAATGGTAATGATTTAATGCAACTTGGTTTACAGGGCAAGGCAATTGGTGACATGCAAAAAATATTATTACTTAAAATTTATTCAAATAAGTTACGTAACGACAAAAAAGAATTAACCATATTTGTAAATGAGAAAAGATAAGCTAATAAGAGAACAGCAACGAATTAAATTACTGGAAGATTCTGGTATTAGTATTGTTCAAGGTGCGAACTTAATATCTGTTGATATTCAACCTGAATATGAAAGTTATATTAGTTTTAATTTAGATTCATACATTTCTTTTTTAAATGATAGTTTTGATGCATTGAACTCACTTACATTTTTATATAATGGTCATGATACATTGGGAATGGTTAGTCAACCTGAATATGTAACATGGTTAATGGAGCAGGGGTTAAATGAAGAAATACTTGAATCATCCAGATTTTACGATAAGGGTTATGCCTTTTTCAGATATTGCATGGACGAGGGAATTGATGAAGAAGAAATTGTAAGACTTGTCAAATACATGATTGAAAACAATATCAATGATAGTCGTGATATTGATGAAGAAATGTGGATTGGATATATGAATAAGTATGGATATGATTTAAGTGATGTTAAAGATTTGCTTGAAAATGCCGATGATATGATAAATATTCCAGATTTAATGGATTTTCTTAGGAATTATTCTGGAAAGTTAGTAATTTGCGGGGGTGGAATTAATGAATGTTTAAAAGAAGTTGAAATAGCATTAATGGCATTAGATAAAAATTATAGTGTATTAACAAAATTTACGTATTAATGGCAGGTATTTACATTATAAAAAATAATATAAATAATAAGGTTTATATTGGTAGTACATTAAAATCGATTAATTTTAGATTTAAAACACACATAAAATTGCTCAACAATAGTAAACACGAAAATCCATTATTACAAAATGCATGGAATAAATATGGTGTTAAAAATTTTACGTTTGAAGTAATTGAAAAATTTGAAAATATTACAATTGATGAGTTGTTATTGCTTGAACAACAGTACATATCCAAATTTAATTCAATAGATAAAAATTTTGGATATAATATTTGTAAAGTGGGTAAATCACGTGCGGGGTGTAAATGGAATGATGAATCAAAGAAAAAAAGATGTGGCAGTGGTAATCCAATGTTTGGAAAGGGATATCTTAGAAGGGGTAAATTAAATCCAATGTTTGGAAAATCATTATCTGAATCACATAAAAACAAAATGTCAATGAAGTTAAGAGGAATGAAAAAACCAATAATTGGCATAAAATTATCAAAACCAGTAATTATGTTAGATATTTATAATAATGTAGTAGATGAATTTTCATCATGCAGTGAAGCAACCAATATAACAAAAATATTGCACATATCGGAAGTATGTAATAATCAAAGAAAAACTGCTGGTGGATATATTTGGAAATGGAAATAAATTAAAATATGAATAATATATCATATAGTGCTGTTGTTTTGGATGATGAATCAAGGAATAAATTGATTAAAATATTTAAACCTATGATACCTGAAAAATATGAAATAATTGCACATCACATGACAATAAAATTGGGTGCACTGGATGAAAATTCTCAGGCAAAAAGAGATATGATTGAAGGTAAAACCATTATATTGAAAGTTATTGATTATGCAATTGATGATAAGGTAATGGCAGTTGGTGTCATTGGTTATGAATCGATGAATGCAAAGCCACATATTACACTTGCTGTTAATAAGAAAGAAGGTGGAAAGCCTGTGATGTCCAATTATTTAAAAGATTGGAAAGAAGTGATTGTACCGTTGGAATTGACTGGAAATGTAACTGAAGTAGAATTTAGATAAATGGCATTAAGAGAAAAAATATTAAAGGACTACGAAAAAGGTAAGAAGGCTGAAAAATTATTTGAAAAGATTGTAATATCTCGTGAATATGAATGTTCTGAGCCAGCTAACGACATCGATATAAGTCAAAAATGGGATAGAAAAATAATAAAAAATAAGAAAGAAGCGAGAGTTCAAATAAAAGGATTAAAAGATGCTCATAAATTTGGATATACGTGGCTTGAATTAAAAAATGATAGTGGTGTTGAAGGTAGTGGCTGGTTGTACGGTAAAGCACATGTATTGGCAATATTACTTCCAGATAAGAAAACATTAATTCCAAATAGGTTTGAATTTTATCGAATGGATTTGTTAAGAAAATTAGTTGATGAAAAGGTAGATAAAACAAAACCAATATTAAAAGGAATACCAAAAAAAGAAAATGGCGAAAATGATTATGAATACATGAGATTTCGTCAGTATAATGGATATAATAGAAGAGGCGACTTTACGGTTATTGTATCACTTAAAGATATTGAGCATTGTAAAGTATTTACAATGGAATTTAGTTTAGAAGAATTTTTAAAATATGATAAAGAGATTAGCAGCATTTGATTTTGATGGCACGTTAATAAATTCTCCTGAAAAGGAAGAAGGAAAAATACAATGGCAGGAAAAGACTGGTCACCCATATCCACACATGGGATGGTGGGGAAGACCAGAGAGTTTGGATTTGAATGTATTTGATATAAAGCCATTTCCAATCGTATTGCATCAATTAGAAAGAGAGCAATCAATACCAGATACTTTTGTTATAGTATTAACGTCAAGACAAGAAAAATTGCGTCCACAAGTTCAGGCAGTATTGGATGCCAATAATATTCATGTTGATAAACTTGATATGAAATATGATTGGAAGGATAAGGGGCAAAAAATTTTAAATTATATCAAACAATTCCCAGATTTGGTTGAAATTAATGTCTATGATGATATGGAAGAACATATTATTGCATATGACGCTATAAGAAGCCAAATGCCAGAAGGAATTAGTTTTAATGTATATCATGCAAATAAAGGTGATTTGGTATTAACTGAATCACTCATTAAAATATTGAATATTATTAATGACGAAATTGAAAATTTAATTTGAACGTATTTATAGGAAATTAATATACAATGATTGACATGAGATATAAGCCATATTTTCTTCCACAGGTAAATGCACCATTTGATTTGGTGCTTCAAAAACTTGATGAAGAGGGTGTGGGTTATGACATGGTTCAAATAGACCCAAATGAATTAAATGGTTCACAGGGTATTACTTTTTCTGATGAAGTGGGTGGAGTTAATCTTGATGACATGAATCCAATTTGGATTGATGATGAAAATAATATACTTGACGGTCATCATAGGTGGATTAAGGCAATGATGCAAAGCATGCCAATGAAAGCTGTTAAAATTCATATGAATAATAAAGATGCTTGTAGATTGCTGAATAAAATACAAGACATTTATGAATATGAGCAAAAGCAAGGATTGGAAGAAGTTGAAGTACAGGATACGATAAATTATTATGGTGATGATGAAAATCAGTTTTTAACTTCATTGGAAGAAGATAATGCTGCAATTCAAGCAGAAACAGAAGAAAAAAATGCAAAAACAATTATTGCTTATCGTAAAGAACCAATAAATGAACGTTCTGTGGTTGGAAATTTTTTCATGATGAATCCAACTGAAGGGTTTAATAAATATCAAATTGATTTTGATAATCTTCTTGACACAAATGAATTGGGAATAGCATATAAAGATGGTCAAGAACCCGTTGATATCTTAGCAAAGATTTGGTTTCCAAACGTAAATTTTGAAAAAATTGGTGAAAAATATAACTTGCCATCAATAAATATAAAAACCAAAGCAATTGCAGAAAAGGCAATGAAATATGGTTATGATGGAATTAAATTTGGTGATAAATTAATACAAGGATTAAAATAATTAATGTTATGAGCACATATAAAATTACAAACGTGACTAATCTCGCTGGAAAGCGTGACCATAAATATAATTCGATTTTGGATATCGACTATGTTGATGGAATGATGAAAAAAACGGCTAAAGTGAAACCGGGTGACAGTCTATATCTTACTGTTTCAACACTTCCACTTTCAGTACACAGACTAAGAGTAAAAAAATTAATTACTGTTACGGAAGTTAGTGCCACTGAATTAGAAGGAATAGTAAAAAAATCTCAACCAAAGCCAAAGGAAGTAAAAAAAGAGACGGCTGTTTCACATGAAGAAGACGATTCTCCAAAAAAGAGTGCCAAAAAGAAATATACCAAAAAAGAAGATTAATTTTCTGACTGTTAATCATATAGATTTTAAAGCCAACAAATAGTTGGCTTTTTTTATCAAAAAGTCTTTCATCTTTGATGTTTTTGGATTATTTTTACGTATTTAATAATAAATTACATTAATTTATAATATTTTATAATTTATATGGACGGCAAAATTAAAGTTTTATTCTATAACCTTGATTCTGCTGGTGTTAATTACTTTAGAACACTAACACCCGCAATGGAAATCGAAAGAAATCACTCAGATGAATTTTATGTAGAAATTAATCCTAAAATAGACTTCAATGACCCAAGTTTTGTTGAATATCTAAAATCATTTCATATAATTCATTATCACCGTCAATTCTTACCAGATAGCAAACAGATGCTAATGTTGGCTAATGAATTGAAAAAATCAGGAACAATATTAATAGTAGATATTGATGACTATTGGCAGCTACATAAAAAGCATCCATTTTATGCAATGGCAATTGAAAGAAAGTTGCATATTCCAATATTGGAAAACCTTAAAATTGCCGATTATGTAACAACTACAACCGATTTATTTGCCGATGAAATTCGCAAAGTAACTGGTAAAGATAATGTTGGTGTTTTCTATAACTCAGTTGACCCTATATGGATGAAACAATTCCAGAATAACTGGAAACCAGACCCAAATGGATTGGTGAGAATTACTTATATGGCTGGTTCATCTCACATGGCTGACGTTGAACAACTTGAAGGTGTTGCAAACTGGTTAGATGCAGACCCCCAAACACATGGCAAGTTTAAAATAATTATAGCTGGATGGGATACCGAAGGAAACACAACAGATATTACATTCAATCAAAACTTTGGTGCTGAACTTCAGAAAAGAGGTTTGTGGACTAATCAAATGGTAAAAGCAATCAATAATACACGTGGAAATGTAGATGCTTTGCCAAACTTACCTGATGACCTTAAAGAAAAATATAGGGGTAAGGTATTTGACCAAAAGCAGAGAGATATTAAATCAATTGAAAGTGTTTATTTACATTATGAGAAGATTTTAACTGATAATCATAGACTTATCACCAATCAGGATTATTTGCAATGGCTTATGAATTTCGAAAGAAATGTTTCATATCCAGATGAAGGTAATTTTGCAAGACGTTGGACACAGAAAGCAAATATTTATGCACAGGTTCTTGACGAAACTGATATTGAAATTGCTCCACTTGCAGACAATTCATTCAACAGAATGAAATCAAATCTAAAACAAGTTGAATGTTGGTCAAGGAAACTTCCGATTGTTTGTTCTGACATTCCACCATATAATGTGCATGGTAGGCATATGGAAAACTGTGTTTTAATACCAAACGAAAAGAATGCACATAAATATTGGAAAAAATATCTAAAAAAATTAATACTGGATGCCGATTTAAGAAAACGTTTAGGTGAACAGTTGCATGAAGATTTTAAAGAAGAATATAATCTTGCAAATGTAACCAAAAAGCGTGTTGAATTCTATAAAGCAGCAGTAGCAAAAACATTAGCAATAGTATAAAATGGGAAAAGGTAAAAAAAACAAAAAGGATTTTAAAATTCTTTGCGAAACAGTAAGGAAGGAATTTGATGAAAAGCCAATACATGGTAATCCGTCAATTAAACTTAGTGATAATCTTATCAAAGCGATTGCAAAATCGGCATCATTGAACAAATCAATTGTTAAAAGTGATAAGAAAATGATTAAGAAGTGGCAAAAAGAATACATGAATGAATTGTTTTCTGATTTTCAAAGGCTTGTTCGCAACTATAACGAAAAAATGGGATTTAAAGCCAATAAATTGATAAATGAAATTGATAGTCTAAAAAATCAGAAAAATAGACTTAAAAATGAAATAAATGCACTTCAGAAAGAAAAAGAAGCATTGTTGGCTGAGTCGAAATGAAAAAATTTTTTCAAAAAATACTTCTCTGGATTTACATTAAGTATCATACAATTATGGTGGCAATAAGTATTGCTTTGTATAATACCGAAATTGAAATACTTAAAGCCGACCCCAATAATTTGCAGGAAAGGGATAAACGTGTGCAGCGTAAATTACATCGTAATCCTTTACTTGAAAAATTTTATGCTGGTCAGAGTGATGAAAAATATGTTCAGGAATATTATGAAGTGTTAAAAAAAGCTGATAAATTCATACAAACAGCCACACCGCATCATAAGGCAGCTACTATGGATAAGTATTTGCGTTTTGATGATGCAAAAGACCCCTACGGTAAACGTTATAGCAATACTGCTTTTTTTGATGAAAAGCATAAACATGCAGGGAAAACACTTGGTGAAGTATTGGAACTTGAAATGAAAGAAAGAGCAACCAATGATGATGATTATGAACTTTTATATATATTCAATAATCAACCAATTGAAATTGGATTGAAAAATATCATGGATGTTGTTGAAAAAACAAAAAAGCAAGATGCTGAACACGAATATGAAGTAGTTGACATGCTTAGAAAATCTAAGTCACTTGAATTTCCAATAAAAATTGAACATAATAATAATGATATTACTAATAAGATTGAGCAACTTACTGAATTTTTACATGTTAAAAAGATTGGCTTTGAACATAGGCAATTGGAATTTTTCATACCAATAAAGTTTAAAACATCAGACGTGACTGACCAATCAGAAATTTTTAATGAACTTATTGATATTAAGGAAGTTTTTATCAGAGATAAATATGGTAAGTTAATTGCTTTTGGTGTAACCAAATTTATAAAAAGAATAATATATAATGATACCCACGAAGTTTGGAAATTTCATGGAATTGAAATGAAACAAATGGGAATTTAAATTAAAATAATATGGGAAATTTTTTAGAAAATCTTAAAAAAGACCTTGAGAATGGAGAATTTAATTCAGAGGCAGCAAAAAGAATAAATGATATTGGCAAATTGGCTGATGAGAAAAAAGATGCTGAATTATTAATTGAAAAGCGTTTAAAAGAAGCTGGCGTGAAAACCGTTACTGAAGAAGATGTTGTTAAAATCAATTCACAATATGAAGAACAATTAGAAAATGCAAAAAGGCAAGATGCGGTAAATAAAGCATTGGCAACTCTAATTGAAATCGAAGATATGGTTAAGGCAAGTATTGATGATATGTTTTCATATGTAGAAGAACTTGAACATACATTTGAAAAGGAATTTGATTCAGAAGACCCAATGTTTGGCGAACTTTATCAGAAAATTGAACAAATTAAAAGTGTTTATGAACCAACTTTAGTACCATATGTACGTAAAGAGGTATAATTTTATTATTAACAATTAAAAACAATTATTTATGGCAAAAAAATTTGAAGAAGTATCTCCAGATGTGGAGAAATTATTTGATGAAGTAAGAGACAAAACTTCAATCCCGCAGTGGATTCAATTTAAAGTGTTGTGTAATAACAAACAGAAAAAAGAAGTTATTAAGGCAGTCAAATCCAACGACCTTGTTGAAACACTTACTGAGGGTGTGAATTTCGCAATCATTATCAATGAAGAAATTTTTAATCAAATGCCAGATGACATGAAGAAAATGGCAATTGACGAATGTTTGGCAGGTGTTGCGGTATCTGATAGTGATGCAGTTTCATTGGAAAAGCCTGATTTTACTACGTATAGTGGTGTGCTGGCAAAATATGGTGATAATGAAGTAATAAAACTAAAAGAATCTGTTAAAAGTCTTTATGATGCACAAAAGCAGAAAGAAGACGAAGAAAAAGCAGCGAGAAAAGGCAAAAGAGGGCGAAAGCCAAAAATGCAATAGTCAATCCTAATTACAAATCCCGATAGCACATGTCGGGATTTTTTATTTATAAGTATTTATAGAAAAATCTTTTATAATGATTACTTATAATATCAAGTTTCCACTTAATGATGACGTGACGCAAAACACGTATTTTAAGATGACAAGAGTGACAAAGGATGCATTTAGTTCAGACTTGTTATTATTGTTGTTAACACAAAAGGGAGAGAGATATTATGAACCAGATTACGGTACTGACTTATTGAAATATATTTTTGAACCAAATGATTCATTAACTGCAAATGATGTTGAACAAGAAATAAAAAGGACGGTTTCATTATATATTCCAAATCTTACAATAAACAATATTACATTTAATTGGAATACAGACGCTGAAGGTCAGCCAATTTCTGAAAATCAATTGAATGTAAACATTAAATTTACATATAATGAAGATGCGTTTACAGAAAAGGGTGAATTAGATTTAAATTTTTAAGATATAAAAAATGGCAACAGATACAACAACAAATGTGATTAGATATGGAAGCAGAACATTCGGAGAAATTAGAGCCGATTTAATTGCGCTAATCAGACAAACATATCCAGAAGTACTCAGCGATTTTACCGATTCAAGCGTTGGTGCGATGCTTATTGACCTTAATGCTGGTGTTGGAAACAATTTAGCGGTCAACACAGATAGAGCATTTCAGGAAACTCAGTTGGAATATGCACAGCAAAAATCTTCCATACTGAATATTGCAAAAAACATGGGATTTAATATTCCAGCACGTAGACCCTCTGTTACCGTTGTTGATATTTCAGTTACCGTTCCCGTTCTTGGTGATAGACCAGACCCATCATATTATCCAAAATTGGCTGCTGGTGCACAAATCATTGGTGCTGGTAAAGTATTTGAAACACAGGATGAGGTTGATTGGAGTTCGCCAGTTAGCAATTTGGGTGACCCAAACCGCTCAATTCTTCCTAACCTCGATTCAAATGGTATAATTATAAGCTATACTATTACTAAAAGAGAAGTCGTTGTAAATGGTTCAACAAACATATATAAAAGAACAATTACATCATCTGATATTGTACCATTTTTCAGTATAACACTTCCTGACCCAGATGTTCTTGAAATTGATAGCGTTATATTGATGGAAGGAACAAACTATTCAGTAAATCCAACAAATTCGGAATTTAATGACCCCGATAACAAGTATTATGAAGTTGATTATTTAGCACAACAAAGAATATTTATTGAAAATACAAATGCATCTCAAACAACTACTACAGGACTTAAAGCTGGTATGTGGCTTGATATTACACGAAAATTTATTAAAGAATTTACAACAAATGGTTATTGTAAACTAACTTTTGGTTCAGGCGATTCAGATGTTAATGCATTTAGAGAAGGATTTTTGAAAGAGGGGGTAAGTAACCAGTATTTCCTATTGAATTTTTTGAATAACACAGCGTTGGGTGAAAAACTTAAAGCTGGATATACGCTGTTTGTTAAATATCGTACTGGCGGTGGGATAAATTCAAATGTTGGTGCGGGAGTTTTAACCAAATTTGGTGCATATACACTAACAGTAATAGGTTCACGTCAAGATTGGAATCAACAGGTACAAAGAAGTTTAGCTGTAACAAATCCAATTCCAGCAATTGGTGGGAATGATGGTTTAAGTGTTGAACAAATCAGGCAATTAATTAAATATAATTTTTCAAGTCAATATAGGGATGTTACACTAACAGACTATTTGACACAACTTTTCAAGATGCCCGGTAGGTTCGGTTCGCCTTTCCGTGCCAATGTGTTTAAAGAAGTAAATAAAGTAGTTATTTCAATATTATCTCTTGATGAAAGTGGAAAATTAACCAATACAAGCAATAGTTTACTAAAAGAAAATATTGCCGAATATCTTAGCCAATTTAGAATGATTAATGATTATGTTGAAATAAGAGATGGCAAAATATTTAATTTAGCTTTTGACATTGATGTATATGTTGAAAATATTAGTGATAATCAAATAGCAAATAATATTATTAATCTTGTTAGAGATTATTTGGATGTTAATGATTATCAAATGAATCAGGATATATTTCTTGGTAGACTTCAGAGACAGATTTTAGAAGCAAATGGTGTAATAAACGTTATTAGCATCAAGGTTTACAATAAAGTTGGTGGTCAATATTCAAATAATATCATTTCACAGGCATTTGCGAATACCACAACTGGTGAAATCCAAATCATCAACAATACAATCCATTCAACCGAAGATTCTATGTTTGAAATTAAATATCCTGAAAAAGATATTAGAGTATTCTTACGTAAGAGCATTGGTTAATGGAAGTAGTAAAGAAAAAGATATTACAAGTACTAACAACAGGAACAGTATATGGTACTGGTTCAACAAGAGTAGTTGTACCTGACGGGTATTATACCAAGCCAGAAAATGTTTATTTGGGTTGGACTGGTGCTACGGGTGGTCAGGGTACGGTTATAATTCCTGATTTAGATGTTGTTTATAATATTAAAATTTCTCTTACTGCAGAAATGGAAGATATTGGATTCTTTGATGCATATTTCATTGAAGATGTGATTGCAGATGTGCCAGAACCACCAGCACCAACTGAGACATTTTATTATGAAGATAGTGATGATGGTGATTTTATTGATGGTGATGGTGCATATTTTCTTTGGTAATAATATGATTATAAAAATAAAAAAATGGCAGATAGAAAATTATTTGATAGAACAGTGGTGACATCACCAGTAGCAACAAAAAGAATTGC